AAATGAGGGATTACAATGCTGATCTTATTGCTGATCTAGGAATTAGTCTTTATGATTTTAACATGAAAACTCAATTCTATGATGAACAAAGAAGACTAGTAGTAGGAATCTTTCCATCAGAGTTTAAAAAAACAAAAGGATTTTTCTTTGAGCTTATTGACTCAGATTTAAATCCAACAGATCCAGAAAGAAAAGTTTACAGAGTACCTCCTACATCTTCTTTTGAGGAAGAGTATGAACTTAATGCCAAAGGTTCATATTTAGTACCCATTGAAGAATTAAAAGTGGTACATAGAAGTTCTGTAGCTATCAGTAAAATGTCAGCATTTACAGGAACAGAAACAGGTGTTTTCAAAGTGACACAAAGAACACAAGAAATCAATCCTGTATTAACTATTCCTAATGCTCCATCTCCTATGGAAGATGCACCGTACTCTGAAATGACAATCAGAGATTACTATGCTATCCATACAAACAAACCAGTCAGTGCTAAAAACTGGTTAAATGAACTCATAAAAAACAAATACTAATATGGCACAAGGAGTATTAATCATTGCAGAGTCCGGTGCTGGCAAGTCTACCAGCATTGAGACCTTAAATCCCAAAGAGACATTTATTATTAACGTTGCTAACAAGCCTCTACCATTTAAAGGATGGAGAAAGAAGTACAGTATCTGGAGTAAGGAAAATCCTTCTGGAAACATGTATGACAAATCTAGTCCTGAGAACATAGAAGCTTGTATTAAATACGTTAATGAAAAACGTCCTGAGATTAAAAACATAGTAATAGACGACTTTCAGTACATGAGTTCCTTTGAATTCTTTGACAAAGCTAATGAGAAAGGTTATGAAAAATTCACACAGATAGGTGCACACCTAGCTAGAATTGCTCGTATGCCTAAAGATATGAGAGAGGACCTTCTCATATTTTTCCTTACTCATGCAGAAGAAGCAACAGATATAGAAGGTAAACGTAAGTTTAAAGCTAAAACAATTGGTAAAATGGTTGATGAAAAACTAACATTGGAAGGACTTTTTTCCATAGTTTTGTTTGGAAAAGCCAAAAAGAACAAAGACGGAGACATTAGATATGTATTTGAAACCCAAACCAACGGTGAGAATACATGTAAGAGTCCACGTGGAATGTTCCCTACCTTTGAAATAGTTAATGATTTACAGTATGTAATGGAAGCTATTAAAAACTATGAGAACTAGAACCCATTTATTAATTTAAAAAACAAAACAACATGTTCAAAACAGAAGGACAAGAAGTTAAAGGGGGAGGATTAGGAAAATCCTTTGAACCCGGAGTAGTATTAGCAAGCATCTACAGTGCCCAAGTAAGAACTGCTAAAACAGGTAAAAAATCTTTAGAGATTACATTGGAAGGACCAGCAATACCTAACTTTGAAGGTTGGGCTATTGACAAAGAAGATCCAGAAGGTGAAAAGTTTAAAGGTCAAACAGCAAGAGTTTCTGCTACTATTTACACAGCTGATTTTAACAGTGATGATGTAAATAAGAATGAAATTTTAAGCAAGATTATTCTTATTTCTGATCAATTAGAACTAAGAAAAGAAATTGATGCTCTATCTAAGAATGCTAAAATTACATCTATTGAACAATGGGTGGAAGCAGCTGTTAACATTCTTAAAGGAAACGATATGTATTGGTTCCTAGCAGGTAAAGAAGATGAGTATAATGGTAAAACTATTACGAGACTTTCTCTTCCTAGATATAAGTTTTGTTCTGCTGATGAATCTAAGCTTCCTAAGTTTGATAAGTCTAACAAATGGCATTTTACACCACTTTCTAATAAACCAGTAAGTGGCTTTGAACCAGCTAGTGATGATTTTAATTTATAGGTTTTAGTTTTAGTTGAAATACAGGGGGATGTTTCTACATCTCCCTTTTATTTTTAAATTTTTATTTATGTTTAACACAAAAGATTTAGTGCATGATATAAAAGATGTACCTGTTACATGGATATTTGAACACTTCTGCGTACTTAAAGAAAAACTAACTGGACAAGATTTAAAATTTAAATCTATATTCAATCCTGGTGAACGTACACCTAGTATGTGTATTTATATGGATACATATAATGTTTATAGGTATAAAGATTTCTCTACTGGTAAAGGTGGTAGTGCTGTAGATTTAGTAAAAGAAATGACACATCTAACATTTCATAAAACTTGTCAGCTTATTATAGAAACTTACAATGATTTTGTTCTACATAACAATGGAGGTTATGATATAGAAAGATTTCAACGAGCTTCTAAATATAAAGTGACTAGTTATATAGTTAGAAGCTGGACAACACAGGATCAATATTTCTGGACACAGTTTAATATTGGATCTAAACTACTTGAGGCTCATAATGTGAGACCCCTAGAAAGTTATTGTATGACTAAAGATAATAATGAACTTTGTATTAAAGGACTTTACCTCTATGGTTATTTCAAAGAAGATGGTACCCTCTATAAGATCTATCAACCAAAAACTTTAGATAAGAAGTTTATTAAGGTGACTGATTACATCCAGGGTATGCATCAGTGTACTGGTGAAAAACATTTACTAATTACTTCTAGTCTAAAAGATATAATGTCTATTAAGTCACTCAAACTTAGCTTAGATGTTATAGCTCCTGATAGTGAGAACACTATGCTTAAGAAAGATGTAATGGAAGAACTTAGAGATAAATATGAGAAAATTCTTGTAATGTTTGACTTTGACCAAGCAGGTATAGAAGCTATGCAGAAGTACAAAGAGAAATATCCATTTATAGAAATTACAGTGCTTCCTATGAGTAAGGATGTATCTGATAGTATTAAAGATTCAGGAGCTAAAGAGGTTAGAACTAGATTAGTTCCTATCTTAGCTAAAAAATTAAATAATGAGAAAGAAAGCAGCTAAACCTAGGAAAGGTGCAGCACCAAAAACTAGGAATGCAGGAACTATGACAGATGCTGCCTTCTGGAGTTTTATAAGAAGTTCACTTAGACAAAAGTCTAGATGGTGGAAACCTATAAGTCAGGCTAAAGCAAAAGCTAAAAGATCTTATAAAGGTCCATTAAAGAGACAGAAGTTTGAGTATCAGTGTGCAGAGTGTTCTAACTGGTTTCCTGACAAGGAAATCAATGTTGACCACATTATACCTGCTGGTACTTTAAGGTGTGCCAATGACCTGCCAGGCTTTGTAGAGAGACTATTCTGTGAAGTGGATAATCTACAGGTGCTTTGTGAAACATGTCACAATAAAAAAACACAAGATGAAAAATCCAAAAAGTAAACAGGACCTTATAGAAACAGTGTATAAACAAATAGAATTAGATGTACACTGTGGTGAAGTAGAAGCTATAGAAGAACTACTTACGTTCTGTCCTGTAGTAAACTTAATAGAATATTTACCAGAAGAAGAATGGAAACAATTTAAACATTTAAGAGATGCCTGAACTACATGAGACACTAATGGGTAGAAAACTTATAGAAGGTACACTACCTGATATTGCAGATCAGCTTAAGAGAATAGCTGATACTATGCAAAATAAAGCAAAAGATGAAGATGCTAGAAGAGTTATAGAATTTCTTGAGTATGAAGAAGCTTTAACAAAAGACCCAGCTACAGCAGGTCGTATTAGAATACTTTTAAAATTAATGGGAATATGGAGTTAGAAGATTTAATGAATCAGTCTATAAAAATAATGGAGAATGACTTTTATGCTAAGCCGTTTAAGTTTTCTTACAGTAGTCTTAATAAGCTTATGTGGAATCCACAGGCTTTCTATCAGATGTATGTACTTGGTAACAGAGAAGAAAAGACAGAATCTTATTTAGTAAATGGTAAAATAATACATTGCCTTTTACTGGAACCAGAGAAGTTTGATGACCAGTTTATAGTTAGCCCTAATGCTCTACCTACAGGTAATACAAAAACAGTTATAGATAGACTTTATGCTCACCATGTAGAGCTTGCTAATAATGGAGATGAAAGGACTAATCTTGTAGAATTTAGTAATGCTATATTAGATATTCTTAAAGATATGGATCTTCATCAAAGTTTAAAGACTGATGTACAAAGACTAGATAGAATTCTTGTGCCAGAAGGTGTAAGTTATTGGAATTATATTAGAACTAAAGGAGATAAAACACTTATAAATCAAGAAAGTTATGATTTCTGTAAAACAGGTGTAGATCTTATCAAGCTTAACAAAGAAGTTTGTAGTCTAATAGGTTGTGATATAAATGAATTTAGTAATAAAGAAGTTTACAATGAGCTACCTGCAGAAGTTGATATGACTGATAAGCCATTTGGTTTAAAAGGTATCATAGACAACGTAGTTATTGATCATGATAAACAAATTATTTATATCAATGACATCAAAACCACTAGTAAAGAACTCAAAGATTTCCCTGAGTCAATAGAATTTTATAATTATTGGATGCAAGCTGCAATTTATTCTACGATTATTGCAATAAAATTCATACATTTAATTGATAGGGGATATCAATTTCAGTTCCATTTTGTAGTGATAGATAAGAACTACCAAGTGTATCCTTTTCTTGTTACTGAAAATACATTAAACCAATGGTTTGATAGATTTAATCAAACAATAGAAAAAGCTCACTGGCATTATGCAAACAAAAATTATGATCTACCCTATGACTTTGCATTGCATAAAATAACCTTATAAAAATTATAAAAATGATAGATAAACTCTATGGAAAATATTTTCAAAAATCTAGGTCTTTTCTCTACCCTGCATTAGGAATTAAACGTACAGGAGTTAAACCTTCTGGAACATATATTTCTTTAGAGGGTAAGATAAATCCAGAAGATGTAAAACTTATATGTACATTTAGGAATGATACATCTGAAGAGTTTAAAAGTTTTGAGGAACAAATGTTATTAGGTAATCCTTTATTTGTTGAAAAAATACAAATAAAGGATTTTAACATTTATATTTTTGATTTAGAAATATACCAACAAGATTATTTTAATTTTATTCTTGGTAAATATTCTAAATTATCAGCTGTACTTAAAAGAGCTATTAAAACATTTTATGGTGAGAAATCTGCAGAATATAAAGTGTTAGATACTTACCTATTTCCAGAAAAATACTTTGATGAATATGCTAAACTATTAGACGTTAATGTTGAAGTATTAAAAGCTATAGGTGAATTATGTAATCCTTGTGATATTGAAAAGGAAGAGTTAAAAATTCCTGTAAAAGATTTTGAATTATTAAAAAATATATAATAGCTTTGTAAAAAACCAAATTATGAGCAAATCAATGATGTTGATTACTTCTACCTGGGGAAGTAGTAAAACTTTTAAAATGATACCAGTAACACAAGATTGTGTATTTAATGAAGCCATCTTTGACTTAGATAGTAAAGTGTTAGCTCTTATCTCTAAAGAGAAAAAGCAGAGTTTACACATGGTAGCTAAGGTAAATGAGTGGGGTGACGTTGTACCAATGAAAATTGGTAAAAGAGGCAATGGTAAAGACTATGCTGAAGAACGTAAAACATTAGAAACATTCTATGAGTATTATGTAGAAAATATAGAAGAAATTAAAGAGATGGTAAAAATGTTAGCTATCAATGCTGATACATTTGATTACACTACTTTTATTAATTTTGTATCTCAAGCACCAAAAACAGGAAACTTAATTGCAACTATTTAGGGTTGAATAATATAACCAAATTAAGCAGAGAGAAATCTCTGCTTTTTTGGCTTTATCATTTAAAAGGGGAAACAGCTCAACTGAATATTATAAAAATGGCAGAAGAACCAAAACATTGGGTAATGGACTACGAAACTATATGTAATTGTTTCGTAGCAGTATTTGAACATTATAAAACAGAAGAAAGACATGTGTTCGTTGTTCACGAACAGAGGAATGACTTTCCAGAGTTTGTCACATTTCTACAAACATGTGTGACAGAAAATCAATGGCATATATCCTATAATGGCCTAGGCTTTGACTCTCAGATTACACAGAAACTTCTTGATAAACATAAACAATTAAGTAAACTTTCTACAGAATCTTTAGTTGAAAATATTTATGGCTATGCACAAAAGGTTATAGATAAAAATAACAAAGGTGAGTTTGCTGAGTATGCTCCATATAAGCTTAAGATTAAACAGATAGATTTGTTTAAGCTTAATCATTGGGATAACAAAGCAAAGATGAGTAGTCTTAAGTGGATACAGTATTCCATGGACTGGGAGAATGTAGAAGAGATGCCTCATTCACATAACCAACCTGTGACAGATGTTCACACCTTAAATGAAATTATAGATTATTGTATTAATGACGTTCAGTCTACTAAACAGATATTAAATCATTCTAAAGAACAGATTAATTTAAGGAGTACTCTTACTAAAGAATATGGCATTGATTTATATTCTGCATCTGAACCACGTATATCCAAAGAACTATTCTTACACTTCTTAGAACAAAAAACTGGTATACATAAAGCTAATTTAAAACAACTACGTACTCCTAGAGACTATATAGTGTTAGCAGATTGCATACTTTCATACATAGATTTTGAAACTTCTCAATTTAAGGGTGTACTAGATTACTTCCGGACCAAGGTGATTA